TATACCTCTCTACCAGCAACTCTATTTATTCTTTCTGTTTCATCTAAAAAGTCTTCTCCTTTATAATCAGGGTGGTTTTTCTTCATATAGTCAATACCTCCTACCCACAGCCAGACAAGCGCTGCTAGTATAGTAAAGACAATTGCGTAAATTATAAACATAGTATATTGTTTTAGTCCCACCAGGTTCTGAGATCTGATCCATCCCAATCTTTATACTCCTTGTACTTCTTTCCATGGATGATCTCGCAAAACTCTTTCCACTCTTTTTGTTCCAGTCTATGCGCTTCTTTATATACCTTTCTTTGATGTTCTTTCTCTTCAGGAGTATCATCATCGGCTAGCATATAAAACTCTTCATTCTCTGTCTGTATAAATCTGAGCGGTTTGTAATTGATTTGTCCGTGGATCTCTTCTGCCATCATAATATAGTTTGAATCAACTATATTTTCAATGATCTGGCAAAGCCTCCTCATTTTAACAATCTTCTTATTCCTGGACTCTTCAATCTCGTAACCTTTCTTTTCCATTCCATCAGCTTGAACCTCTATAGATCTTTTGAGCATCATTAGAGTAAAGCTATAATCCCACCATCTATGAGACCACAACTCACGGCGAAACCTCCATATGTTCTTAAAGAACTCAGGAAGTCGTTTCACTAAGGTATCATAAGCCTTATGAATAGGGCTTAATAACCACTCAAACCTTTCCAATCTTGTTTTAAAGGGATCTCCGAATTTCTGACTCATAACCTTTCTTTTGATAAATATACAAAAAATAAAATAGAGAAAATAATTTACAGCTTTAGTAGTGGAATATCTTTTTTGGTATGAAGTACATGTCTTGGCTGACCTGATTTTGTAAGACCTATGGTATAGGCTTTCTTCTTTATAGTGGGCAATATATCTTCTACTCTTTCCTTTTCGGCGTTGTTTCCCCAAATACAAAGTATTTTTTTACAGGCGTTTTTCATGTTCTCAATCCAAATGTCATTCTCTGATCCTACTGGATCATTTATACCTTTTAGGTCTTTTGGGTTAGGCGTTATATAACCATATAGATTAGTTACAACTATACTATCAAAACCTTCTCTCAAGGCAATATCCATCAATATAGAAACAGTACTATTCTTACCATTCTTTATATGAGAAGGATTTAGACCTAAAACACCCATTGGATTGTATGCAGTTCCTGAATCAAATATACTAAGATATTGATACTTTTGGCATGGGCTTACGATTCTCAGAATGTTCACCTTTCAATTGTTTTATACGTTGATAAAGCTCTAATGTAGTACCATCAAAAGATTCCATGATAGAGTCTAGTTCTTCTTCAGATATTTTGAACTCTTTCTTGAAGTCTTTCTTCATGTTTTTAACTATTTCTGTTTCTTCTTTTAGGAAGTCTTCATGAAGCTTTTTGTATCTGGCTCTAAATAAACTGATCTTATCTAATTTCTCTTCATAAGTCTTTAGATGCTGAGTAGCATCTTCAAGTAAATAGTTTTCATGTTCTGCCTGATAATAGTAGTCAGAGGTTTCATAATCACCATTAAGTATCTTCTCATAAAGAGTACGATAAGGATGTAGAGTTTGCCTTTGTTGATAGCGTCTCCACCAAACAAATTGATTGTAAGTTTTTCTTGATAATTGAGAAAGTCTTTCTTCAATGTGCTCTCTCGCCATTCTAGTTTCGAATATCATAACCTTTATTTTTTTGTTTAGTTGAACATGTCGTAATGTCTAGGATAAACGTGTAGATTTGTAATGAACCAATGCATTTGACCTATTGGATATTTTGTTTTACGAGAAACATGTTCCATTAGTTTAGCAAACGTGTATTGGTCGTTACAGAAACCAAACACAAGATCAATGGATCTAGCAAAGACTGTGAGATGTAGTTTATCGTCTTTGATATAGAAATTAAGTACGTCATTACAAGGAGTATCATATTTGTATCTATCTATTTCGTGTAGAATGTAATGTACAACAATTGCTCGACGTGTTTCTTTATTTCTTTTTAGTTCGTCGATAACTTTGTTAAGTTGATTGTTATAATTCCAGAAGTATCCATAGTTAGAGTTTACTTCAGTAGTACCTGGTACCATCATTTGATTCCATATCTTAGCACGTTCACCTATCTCTTTAGCATCTCTATCTCCTTTAAGATACCAATGCCATTCGTATTCAGCATAATCTTGGTTAAACTTACGTTGAGGAGTTGTAATTACTTTATCTGAAGGATTATCGATAGTAAAAGAAACGTTGAACTTTGCTTTAGTGTTAGCGAAGTCTTCACCTTCATTCATAATATCAGAATAAAGCAATTCAAATGCATCAGTAGGATTCTTATAAATCATATTTTTCTACTTGTATAAATTGTGATAAAAAGTCTATGCCTTGTGTATTTCGATATACATTCAAATATATAACTCTTTTTATTCCTGATTGCAAAATAAGTTTAGAGCAGTCTAAACAAGGGCTAAGTGTTAAGTATAAAGTGGAACCATCTACAGAGTTGCCAGTCTTAGCAGCTTTTAAAATCGCATTACACTCTGCATGGATAACATGGGGCAGAGTAACATCATCTTTCTCACAAGTATTGTCCATACCTGCAGGAGTGCCATTATATCCAAATGATATTATATTGCCATCTTTAACTAAAACTGCGCCGACTTTTGATCGAACGCAGTGTGACAGAGTAGAAGTTTCCTTAGCTATGTTAATAAATACTGTATCTAATCTATTCATATTTTTTTGTTATACCTCTAACAAATCCATCTGGAATTATAGAGTCTTTTTTTACCATTTTATTAATTATCCCATTTGTTATCCAAATAGTATTTTTATTTTTACCAGTCCATTTAGGATTTTTTATCCTACCTTTATAACAAAATTCTTGGGGTATTTCTTCTGTAGATAAAAATTGTCTATCAATAATACCATTATTCATCCATCTAGAACCATTCATCCATTGAGCTTTAGTAGATACATTATATAAATTATCGTATCCTATACTCTTTATTAATTCAAGTTCTATTCTTTTTGCTTCTTTATCAGAAAGTCTAGTATGCAATATTTGAATACAGTCAAACTGAGTATAATTTGTTGTATCTAATATATCACTTAATATTTCAAATAACTCTTCATCACCTCTAGCGCTAGTCTTTCTAGATATAGTAAAATGAAAATAGCATCTACCACCTGTACCTTTTCCTATATATAAAATTTTTTTAGTTCTAGGATCAACTATTTGATAAACATAATGTCTATTATCTTGCATAAAAAATAAAAGGCTCAAAAAGAAATGGAGCTACGACCTTCCAAGACTTAAAGAGCCAATAAGTTTATTATAGATTGCTAGTCGTAGTAACATTCTATCTATAATAAATATCTAAAGATTATAAACCTGTAGATCCAAATCCTCCGGCTCCTCGTGTTGTATATCTTTCCTGTAATTCGTCTACTTCTACTACATCTAAATAACCTACAGGTATTAATATGAATTGGACTAATTTTTGACCAGTGACAATAGTTTGATCTTTATTTGATGTATTAATCATATGTAGATGCACCTCGCCAGTATAGTCCTCATCGACACAACATGCACCTACTGATAGACCTTGCTTAACAGCTACACCTGATTTATTAAATGCTACTAGAGCATAACCTCTAGGAACTTGCACTCTAACACCTGATGGGATCAACACTGATTCACCTGGCTTTAGTATTCTTGTTTCAAAATCCTCAGGTACATAAAAATCAATTCCTGCTGATGCTTCTGTGCCCCTATTTGGGGTCTTTACGTTTCGTAACTTTTGTATCTTCATTTTGAACATTGTTTTGATAATCGTTTAGTGAAGCAATATACGCAACACAATCTAATAAATTGTCTTCTTTATGGTTATAAGCTTGTCTTGATAACTTTAATGCAATCATACAATTGTACATATCGACTGCAGTTAGTTCTTTACGACTCAATAACGATGCAATTTTGGCTGCCTCTTGCATACCTTCTTGCATTGGCCCATATTGACGGGCTTTTTCTTCAGATCTCTTGTAGATGATCTCGTTTGCTTGTTCTAGTATATTCATGGAATAAATAT